GTTGTTTTCACAAACGCCACCGCGCGAGCCCCGCACCTCGGGCAACGCAGATACCGCTGCCGTTCGTCGCCACATGGACGGCTGGAGCGGCACCGGAGTTTTTCGCCGCAGGTGCAGCGTGCTTCAGACACGGCGAAGCCTCAGAGCCCACGCAGCTGCTGCGTCACGAACCAGGGAACGCTTCACGATCTCAGCGGCCACAGCCTCGGGCTCGGGCTGCGTCTGCGTTGCCAGCCAGGCTTCGTACGAACGCATGGCCACGGACGCAGACGTGGAAGGGTATGCCGGGTTTAGCACCGGCCCCACGTCGTAGAGGCCCGACACCTCGCGGATCTGGCGGATGGCCTTGCCGTCCTCGCCAGTGCGGAAGGATTCGTTCTTGGGCTCCACCGTGAAGGCGAACGAAGAGCCCCGCACGTCGCGCCGCTGGATGAGCTCGAGCACGTCGGCACGGCTCACGGGCGGCGTCACGACGTACTTCAGGCCCTTCTCGTCCGAGGAGAGCTCCAGCGTGCCAGACGAGGAGCGGCCTAGGACGATGTTGCTGTCATGGTTGAAGAGCGCCACCACGTCGCCCTTGCCACGCTGGCGGTTCAGAATCTTGTCGAACGCGCCCGGCAGGATTTCCTCCCGGAAACCTCCTAAGTCCAAACTCAAACGGTTATAGACGGCCGCATAGCCGATAATTGCGGCCCGGCCATCGGCCCGGCTTTCTACGATCAGTTCGTTCTCTTCCTCGAAGGCGAAATCGCGGCGTTCAATTTCCATTGGTGTACTCCTCCTGTTCGGCTTCATCCTCGGCATCATCGGCCGGGCTGTCTTCCTCCTCGACGGGCGGCGCTGGCATCGGCTCCGGTGCCGGTTGCTCCTGGCCAACCTTGTCGAGCGTGGTCATGTTGAGTTGCAGGTAGTGCTTGTCGCCTTCCGGCCCGATGGGGTTCAGGTTCTCGGCCTCGCGGATCTCGTTGATGCTCATCCAACCGTTTTGCAGGGCCGACACATAAAACGCCGCCCGGCTTGTGTGATCGCCACGCAGCAGGCCGTTCACGTTGTGCTCGGCAAAGTACGTCTCATCGTCCACGATCAGATCGCGGCTGATGGCTGCTTCCCACCGCTTCAAGTGCGGCAGCAGGCAGTGCTGCACAAACTCCGTGCCCTGCACTTCGATGTTGCTGTATGTGCTGCGGTCCAGTTGCTGCACCATGTGGGGAGGCACGCGAAAAATCCGGCAGCACTCGTACACGGCAAACGATCGGCTTTCCAGCATTTGGGCAGCCTCATTGCTGCTGGATAGCTCGTGAGCCTTTACGCCGTTCGGAAGCACTGCCGTGCGAAACGCTTTGTCTGCCCCACGGTGCATCCGCTCCCACTGCTCGCGGAGCCTTTCGGCAGCCTCTACCGGAATCGGGTTTTCGGATTCAAGGACAATTCCAGGGCGTGCATTGTTCCCAAAGAATGTCGCCGCGTGAGCCTCTAACGCCTGCGAAAGCCCGAGCACATTCTGAAACAGTTTGTAGGTCGGTATGGCCTTGATGCCGTCCTCGGTGGTGAACCGCAGGGCGAAGATCTGCTCTTGGGGATAGATCGTCTCCCGCCCGCTCGGCTCGCGGTAGCGATACCGCAGCGTGCCGTCAGAGAGCCGGTCTACTTCCATGCGGGAACTGTGCAAGGGCCACAGTTCCGACACGGCACCTCGAGCACCTGGGCGGATCTCGGCGTAGCTCGCACCGTAGTGCAGGTACATGCCGGTCATCCAATCGCGGAACTCCTGCGCCGTCTGCCACGGGTTGGGTTGCTGGTGCAGGAGCCGGTACACCGGGTGCTGCGTCGCCTTCGCCTTGCCGCCGTTGGCCATCCGCTCATAGACGTGGAGCGGCAGGGCTGATACCGCATCCGATATGACCCGGATGCAGGCCGTGTAGGCCGAGCACGCCATGGAGTTGTCGGCGTTCACGCGGATGCCCGAGGGCGTGCGGCTGGGCGAAACCTCGGGCCAGTCGATGCCACGCAGGTCGAACATCTTGAAATCGGCGGCGGCGTGTTCGCTCATATGCTCAGGATGTCCCAAGATTGTTCAGCTGGCTTTGTGGTTGCCGCTGCGTGAAGCCCGAGTGCCATGACCAGCGACACGATGCCGTCAATGCGTTCTGTGCTCTTGGCCTTGCTGGGTTTGATGTTGCCCTGGTGATCGCTCTGCACCGCCACGTTGCCGGCCATCCACGACAGCACCGGATGATTGGCATGCCGAATCCGCTCGGACAGCACCAGGTTTTCCAGCTGCTTCGACGGGCTGCTCATTGAGCCATAGCCCTGCCCAAAGCCTGTCACATTTACGCCCTCGCCTTGCAGTTGCGTTGCGAGCTGCGTGGCGTTCCAGCGGTCGATCCCCACCTGGCGGATATTGAATTGCTGCGAGAGCTCCACGATGTCGCGCCGAATCACGTCGTAATCAGTGACGTTGCCGTCCGTGGCCCGGACGAGACCGTCACGAATCCAGCCGAGGTAGTCGATCTTGTCCCGCTGTGCCCGCTCGGCGGCGTTCTGCTGCGGAACCCAGAAGTAGGGCAGTACGTCGAAGGTGCCATCGTCCGCCTGGCTCACGAGCACGAATGCCGAAAGGTCGTACGTGGTTGCAAGGTCGAGGCCCGCGAACCACTCCCGTTGCTCGAGGTCGCCGGCCAGAGGCTTGCCGCACTTTGCCCAATTATCTGGAGACAACCAGCGAACGTCCTGGGTGGTCCAGACATTGAGCCTGTATCGCAAAAAGCTATTGAGCTTCGATGGTGACTGCTCGGCCTCTCGGGCATCGGCGGCGAATGACTCCACCGTGATCGTCTCGCCCAGCGAAGGGTTGGCCTTGTGCCACGTCTTGGAGTCCTTCCAATCGTCCTCTGGCGACGCGGCGTAGATGCACCCAAAGAAGGCCGGGTCCACGCCTGGATCAGCGATGCACCGCTCAGCGTATGCGTGCTGCTCCCAGCAGATCGACTTGCGGTCGTAGCCTGCCGTCGTGATCGACAGGATCAGCGGCGATCTCCTGGCAGCTCCACCGTACCTGAGTGCGTCTCATGTTGTGCCGGGCCTTCGCCCCCAGCCTCTCGGCCAGGGGCGAAAGCCCAGAGGCGTCGGTCCCTTTGTGCGTGGAGTTCATCGAATAGCAGCGCGTGGATATTCAGCCCCTCGGCCCGGAACGCATCTGCACTCAGAACTCGGTAGAACGAATTGCTTTTCTTGTGAACGATCGTCTTGCGGCTGTCGATCACCTCGAGGTGGCGAGACAACGCAGGCGAAGCCCGCACCATCGACGCGGCTTCGCGGTAGATGATGCCTGCCTGCTCCCGATCGCAGGCCGCACCGTAAACCTCGGCACCAGGCTCGGAGTCGAACGCCGTCATGTAGAGAGCGATGCCGGCGAGTGTTGTGCTCTTGCCTTGCTTCTTGGGCAGCTCGATGTAGCCAACGCGATGCTGCCGCGTGCCGTCTGGGTTCAGCCGGCCGAACAGCTCACGCATGACGTGATGCTGCCACGGCAGGAGCGTGAACGGCTTGCCGGCGTTCTGCCCCTTGCTGTGGCGCAGGATCTTCTCGAAGAAATGCACCACCCGCTCGTACTTGGCCTGGCCCTCTTTGCAGAGGTCAGGCACCGTGGAGCTTGAAGAACTCTTCGACTTCGTCGGTTGGCTTTTCTTCCTTGCCACCTAGCCGTGTCCTACTGCTCGGGGTCAGGCCAAACTCGCCCATTAACGACGCCTGGAGCGCCACTAAACTGCGATATAACGGGCCTGCCGGATTCGGTTTCACGCCACCTAAGTCTGTCCGCATCACCGGCCCGGTGGCTCGCAGCTCGAGCAGGCACGCCTGCGTAGCAGCGTACACCTCGCACAAAGTGGCCAACGCTTCGCCATCGGCCTGCGTCAAAGTGCCAAGAGTCAGCAGGATCGGCGTCAGCTCGTTCCACTTCTCCACTGCGACCGGCTCCACCATCAACCGTTTCGGCATCGGCGGCGCGCCGGAGGGGGCAGGGAGGTCTGGCCGAATCTTGCGCTTGCCGGGATTGCCCAGCATTCGCTTGACGGCGGCAGGGGCCGGCGGCGGACCACGCTTACCCACGGAAAAACCTCACTGAAACTTGCGGGCGCTCACGCAGAGGAAACGACCGGGGTTTTTATTCGGCAAAGTTGGGGTGATTCGACCCACCCTGCCGTCGCGCCGTCGCCGGCTCCGGCCGGTCGGCTGGCTGCGTTTCGGCTCGCGCGGCTCGAAAATTTTGCTCGGCTCGCGTCTTTTTTCCGTGGCAGCGCACGCACAGGCACTGCCCATTTGCCACGTCGTATCTCGCACCACCTTCGCTCACTGGCTTGACGTGATCTGCGTGTGCTTCTCTCTTATCTCCACACACGCGACCACAGGAGGCACAGGCCCATGCGGCCCGTGTTAATACGGCCAGCCTCCAAGCCCTGTGTGCCTTGTCCGTGTAGCCACGCTGGTATGCGTTGCCCCTCGTGCTCTCGTCCCTGCGTCGGCTGTGCAACGCAAGGCGAGGCGGCCGATAGGCGGGCATGCGTTGTGGCATAGGGGGGGCGTCTACGCTGCTGACACACCGGGGGGGGCGTCAGCTCTTGAACATCACGAACCCAGTCGTGCCAGTGCTGTTCGTGGTGGCGCTCACGATCTTCAGGTACTCGGTGCCGAACACTTCATCGGGCAGGCTATACGACCGGCCATCCGTGCTTGAGGGGGCCAGGGTCAGATCCGCCACGCTGCCATCCGACTTGTAGAGCCGGCGGAACGCACCCGTAGGCGTTGGCCCTGTCCACATCTGGAGCGTGGTGGCGCTGGTGCTGATCGTGCCAATGGAGAGCACAGCCCCAGCAACGTCACGCATATCGAGCGTGGTGGCCAGGCTCGTGGCCGTGTGCAGTGTGATGTCGAGATCGCGGCACTTACGAAACAGAATGGCGTCGGGCATGCGTGGTCTCCTGTGCTTCTAGGCTAGGCATGGGGGCCGCAATCCTTGCAGTGGGCGCGGCACGACATCGCCGCTGTAGCGCACTTCAGGCCACGAACAACGGCAAGGCCGCGTCACCGCATGACGCCAGCCGGTGCCTTGCCGCCTGGGCGTACTTCTCGTCTTTCTCAATCCCGATGAACTTCCGCCCAAGATTAGTGCACGCCTCGCCGGTCGCGCCCGATCCAGCGAAGCAGTCGAGCACCACCGCGCCGGTCCGCGTGCTGGCTCTGATGATGTGCTCCATCATCGCCAGAGGCTTTTCGCACGGGTGCTTGCCTTTGTAGTGCTGGACCGTTGGAAACGTCCACACGTCGGTGTATGGCACGTCGGCCGTGACCGAAAACGGGCGGCGTAGGTCTTCGTACTCCCGGCGTAGGTCTTCGTACTCCCGGCGTAGGTCTTCGTACTCCCGGCGTAGGAAGCCCTCGCGGGCGTTCTGCTCCCAGTTGCCGCGAAGGTGCAGAAGCTCACGCAACCACTCGTAATTTTCCAGCGTCGGCAGTGCCCACTGCACCTGACCAAACCAATGCCCCGCCATCCCTGTTACCGTGCGGCTGCCGCTTTTATGCTGAAACGCTTCGGCCACTTGCCGCACCGTCAGGCCAGACCTAGCACGCTCGCAGTCCAGATACGCCCGCAGCGGCTCAAAGACGAAGCCCCGCAACTCGTCGCACTTGCTGACGTAGCCAGCCTCGCCCTTGGCAATGTTGTCGGCCCCGTAGTGCTCGGCGAATATGATCCGCTCAGTCTGCGGAAACCAGATGCGGCAGCCCTCCTTGTGCTGGCGGGTGTGCATCCCGTTTCCGTTTTCGTCGCCCTTCTGCCAAACGATATGCGACAGCACAGCGAAACGCTCGGCGATCTTGCACTCCACCCGCGCCGCCATTTTGGACGAGGCGAAGCAGTAGAGCGAGCCGTTGGGTTTTAGGAGCCGCTGCCACTGCTCGGCGACCGTGTCTAGCCACGCCAAAAACTGGGCCGGCTTGTCCCACTGGCGGTCCCACGCATCGCCCTTAACCTTGAAATAGGGCGGGTCTGTGACGATGGCATCGACGCTGTTATCAGCCATGCCGCGCATGACTTCCAAGCAATCGCCGCCGTGGATCGTCCATGACATTCCGCCAACGTAGGCGGCGCGTCAATTTTCCCAACGGGGTCGCGCTGTTGGCGCGTCTCTCCCTTCGCTCAGTAGCGCAATAGTTCGATCTGCCGCCGCAGGTCGCGTGCCAGCCCGCGCAGGGCCGGAGCGTTATGACCAGCATTCTTGGCGGCAGCGAGGCAGGCATCACGCTGCCGCTCCAACCGCTCAAGTTGCTTGTCGCGGTTCCGCCTCCATGCTGCTTCGGTCAGCATGCGTCCCTCTCTGATTTCAGTAGTGCAATTCAGTCTCCGCAGTACGCCTTATCGATTGCCCGAAACTGCTGCTTGGTGATCGGCACGGCGAAAATCAGAGCGTCTTCGATATGTTTCGCCATGTAGTCGGCTGGGTGCTTGGCAATCGCCAACGTGGAGTAGCCAGAGCAGCCGCCATCTTGGATTGTTATGAGCCAATACTGTGCCTTGCCTGCCATAGCGACTCTCTCTGCGGCGTGTACGGAAACTGTCACTTTCCGACAGCTTGTGTTCAGTGCAGCAGGTTTACCAGTTCGTGGGGGATCATCGCACGCACGAACTCCAGGTCGTGGGTGGCGTCGACAGACGGCTCGCCGTGCTTCAACCGCCCGCGACAGTGCTCGTCGATCTGCTCCAGGGCGATCAGCGCATCACGGCCCGCCAGAGCGTAGCGGTGGGCTCGCTCGTCATCGGGGTCGCTCAGGTCGAACTTCAGAATGGCTTGCACGAATATACCGACGGTGTATTCCTAGCGTTCAAATCGAAGAACATTCTACCGCAGCGGTCACGCCGCGCAATGCCATTCGGCCGTTTGCTTGGCCGCTATTCGGTAAGGAATTCGCACCAGTTTTTCTTACCAGAAACGGTACACGGTCGGCTGATCTTGGCCGGTTGTTTGGCCGGTATCCTATTTGTCGATTAGTGGCTGTCAGCCAGTCCGCCCGAAATACCGTGCCGTACTCTGGTGCAAGAGCGTCGTGCCTTGCATATAGCCGGGCTGCTACGCCCAGCCTTTAGCATGGCCGACCGTCTCTAAGGTGTAGAGCGCAACTAGGGGGCCACGCTCACCGCCGCCATGTACGTCGCCGCGTCGATCTCTTCGACGGCACCGCTGGCGATCAGTTGCGGCAGCAACTCATCCGCCACGCTGTACGCACAGAATTCGTCGTTCACCGCCAGGACGATACGCCCCTGCGAGTCTCGCGGTGCTGTGGCCGCAGGCTCAATGCACGTTGTTGGTGCAACGTGGCCCCATGCGGAGTCCAGCGTCAGCCTGGCCTGCTCATAGACTGAGTCAGAAGCGGTGCGGAAGTATCTCATGCGTATGCCAAGTTGTATTTCTTGCCCAAGTAGGCGCGAACGCGCGACGCCTCTGATGCAGACAAGATGCGGCTATAGATCAAAAATTCGGCCACAGAAATGTTGGCAAACGCCGCGCCTGCATTTTGAAAAACTGCCAGCCGAACTCCAGATGGAGAGTTCGTGCCGATGTCTGTGTCAAGAGTGTCGCGGCGAACTCCACCTCTCCTAACAAACGAGTCAGCGCGATTGGATTCTGTCTCCCAAATGCCAAAATCCTGCATTTCCGCGTCGGTGACGGTCGCGTTTTCCTGGCCTGATCCGTATGGATTGACGATGTTCGTTGCACTGGCGCGATAAAGCCCACCAGCAACATTAAACCCGTCCCACACCCTTGGGTTTCCCGACGAATACGCTGCGTTGAACTTAAATACACAAAAATGATGGCATGGCTGCGCCAGCGTAAACGACGCGCCGAGCGAATCGTTTGATCCGTCGAAACTCAGCGACGGCTTCCCGTTGATAGAGTTTGTTTTCCACAGCGGCCGATTGTTGTTCGTGGTCTGCGTGAGATTGCGTCCGTTGCCGCTCAAGTCGCCCCAATAGGCCACAGGGTCATCGTTTGCCGTCACGGCAGTTGCGCCGGTGCTTGTCTGTGCCAGCGACGATGTGGCGTTGGCGTCCCACCAGCCAACGAGGCCGGTCAGATTCTTTGGGCTGAACGTGCCAGCGGCTCTCGGCCTCAACAGCCTTGGACTCATTGCCATCGTGGTGCGCTCTTGTGGTGATGTAGGGTCAGTTCGCCGCGTCGGTATCGGGCATGCGGGCGGCCGCCGATCGTCCTGGCTGCATGGCGTAGAGCAGGCGGGTCTGCTCCTGAATGGCCTTCGAGATGTCGCCCTGCGTCTCGCCGAGCTGCTGAACGAACTGCTTGTGAGACTCTACCAGCGGCAGCAACACGTCCTGCCTGAGCACCCACATGGCGACGATGGCCACCAAAGTGGGAAATCCCCACCGCTCCATGATGCCGAACAGGGTGCCTTTTACTTCGTCGGTCATCGTCGCATCTCCGTTTGCCAGCCTAGCAAGAGCGCCCGATTGCTCGCAGATTGCAGCCACCACCGCAGCACGGCCTTCACGATCTCTTGGATGATCGCGCCCAGCACGAGCGTCAGGATGATGCCCATGCCGTAGTTCTGCCGTTCGCTTCGCTCGATGCTCTTGGCAATCTCGTGCATAACCATGCCGTAGGACTCGGGCCGGGTCGACATGACCAGGTGAGGGAACTTGCGGACCACTCGCTTGGTGAGCCGGGCCACAAGCGGACGGCCTGCGGCGTAGCGGCGCGGTGACAGCTGCGACCACACGTAGGCGTCGAGGTCCTCGAGGCTCATGGCTTGCAGGCTCCCGTGGTGCAGGTGCCTGTGGCCAGCACGGACTTCGCACGCTTGCCGGTGCCTTTGCACACGGGGCACGTCATCACGATCCGGCCGTCGCCGATCTTGCCGGTGCCGTCGCAGTTGTCGCACTTGTCCGAGGCCGGGGCCGGCGTCATCTGCTGCCCGAGCTGCACGGCCATGCGGGCTGTCTCACACGCCAGGTCGGCAACGATGTCGGGCCGATCGACGGCCGTGGCGTTGACGCAGCCCGAGACGAAGGCCAGGAGCAGAATGCGGGAAAGCCTCACAGAACGCCCCCTGTCCAGTCTGGCAACAGCCTTGGCGGGAAGCCCTGGTAGCCGCTCAGGGCGAATGAATCGTCCCCGCTGACCATGCGCGTGAAATCCTTTGCACGCACCCAGCCCGCAGACTTCTGGAACTGCGGCGGCAGGTTCTTATCGACCGTCCCGCCGTAGCAATCCGCCCAGCTGTTCACGACCAAGATGGCGGGCTCGGGGTTCCATTTCACGCCCGCCGCCATTTGGCAGTGCATCCAAGTGCCCATGGGCGACATGTAGCCATCACGCAGCGTCATAGAAAATCCCATTGAGCTACAGACGGCCGTTGGATAGCCCGACTGCAAAGCCTTTGCACAGTCCTCAAAAGACCGAATAAGGGCTGTGCTCTGCACCTTGTGCTTCGCGGCGTAGGGCTCGAGCTCGTCGGGCACGCCGTCGCGGCCCCATTCCTTCTCTCGGCTGCCGCTGTTGTCGGTGAACGTCACGCCGTCGTAGTTCTGGCCATAGTGCAGCGTGCCGTACTTCGTGACCGCCTTCGCCGCCGCGCCGCCGTAAGATCCATCCCCGCCTAGGTTCCTGCCGCCGCGAATTTCCACGCGGGAAAAGGCGTAAATCGAGGCCTCGAGCACCCGGCCGCCGTAACTCTCCGACTCACGGCGTAACAGGATGTCACACGCGGCGAGGATGTCGCACGACAAGGCCCAGCCCCAGCCGACGCATGACCCTATGCGCTGAGCTCCACGCTTCCACCCAGGATCGCAGGCAAGCAGGTACTGCCCGAGGAACACGTCGCGGTTTTCGTCCAGCACGAGATCCGGCCCGGCCTGGGCGAGAGTCGGGCGGGCGAGCGTGGCCAGGAAGTCATCCGTGCCCTTGCGATCGGGCGCGTACCCCATGAGTGGCAGGAAGTCGGCCATCAGCCCCTCCCGTAGCCAGCCCACGCGATCGCACGGCACGCCTCGGCATACCGTCGCTTCATCTCGGCATCCACCGGCTTCACGTCGAGCCCCACGGCCTCGCTCATGACGGCCTCAACGGCTTCACGCAGCCCCGGCATGGTGCCAGGCTGAACGCCAGCCATACGCCGCCAGGCGATGTCGAGGCTCAACACGGTGAAGCCCCGCAGCGAGCGGCTGTCGGTGAAGACGGCCTCTTTGCCCTCTGGTGCAGCCACCACGACAGCGGCCTTCTCCCACACTGATGCCCAGATGGCACGCTCGGCGGGGTTCGCCCCGGCAAGTGCTCGAGCAACGCCGGCCACCTTCGTCTGCATCTCCACGCTCGGCGTCTCCACGGTGATCGTCGGCACAGGCACGCTCGGCAACTGCGGCAGCTTCGGCAGCTGCACGCCAGACGCTACAGCGAGCAGCAAGGCGACAGCGCCCCAACGCATCAGCCCGCCGCCACTGGCTCGCACGGCCTTGGCGGCACGCTCGGCCGCAGCTCGGATCTCCGCCCAGTACGGCGAAGCTGCGAGAGCAGCAGCGGCAACGACACAGCAGGCGCGTAGAAGCGAGTCATTCACTTCGCGGCCTCGGCCTGGAGCAGCAGGAACCGGACGAGTGCTTCGCCTTCCTTCGTCTTCAGAATGTCGGCGAACAGTCGCACGAGCTGATCGTCTACCTGAGCGCTTGTCTTGCTTGCGAGCCATTCGGCGGCGTCGCTCACCACGAGCGACTTCCTGTAAGGGTCGATCTCATTGACGAAGCGCTGGCCGTAGCCGATCAGCGGAGCCCAAGCCTGCAGCAAGGCCAGCTGCTGCCAGATGTTCAGCATCGGCCCGAACTTGGCGTACTCGTCGGCAGTTCCCTGGTAGTTCGGCATGGTCATGGCGAGTCCTCCTCACCCGATTGTGCCGGGCCGTCATCGGCCTCTGGCAGAGGCCACACGCACGTGTCTGAAACGAACTGGTACACGTCCTGCCAACAATCCCCGGCCTCTTCGTGAGCGTCCTTCCGGTCGAGCAGGAAGGGCTGCGTAAAGACTTCCTCAAAGCCCGGCACCAGCTTCCCGTCTGCGTCCTGCATGGTCAGGTAGACATACCGCCGGCCGTACTCGACAACGATTCGCCGCTCGACGTGGTCTTGATGCTGCATCACTCGTCCTCGAGCTGGCCAAGCGCTTCGCGGGCCTCGTCGGTCATCTCTATCCGCCGCAAGTGGACGTGCTGCGTTTTGATCACCGCCCGCTCCTCGCGGGTGCGAGCGTCCCACTTGGCTTGTATCTCTTTGCACGCCTGGATGATCTCGCGTGGCGTCGGGTCGCGCATGTCGCAGCGGCGTGGCTTGAACCGCAGCCGCCGGTCGTTGCGCAACGGCAGGTGCCACACGTCGCGGAGCCGGATCACCTGGTCGCGGGTGATCGTGTAGCGCTCGCACAGTGCCCGCATGGGCATGTGTGTGTCCCAGTCGGCGCGGAACTCTGTAAGGCTAATTGCCGCCGTGTTGCCCGCCATCCGTGGTCTCCGGCGTCCAGTGCATCAGCGTTCGTTGTGCAGGGTTCAGCCAGATAGACCAGCCTTTGGCAATCATGTTGTTGTGCAGGCCGGCGTGCTCAATATCGCCATTGATCGACTCGTACTTGCAGGCGAAGAACGGCTCGGCCTTGTAAATCGCAGCAGCACCAAACGCAGACAAGACGCGAATAGGATGAGCACCAGGCGGCGGAAGCCAAAACGTGAACCAGGCTTCCATGCGTGCCTTCCACCCATGCCACCGGAAGGCCCATTGGTCATAGTGGCACCAGACCACCTTGCCATCTATGCCGTTGCCAGGGTGCTGAAAGAGCGAGGTGCTTGCCATGCACGCGGCGTCCTTGATTCTTTCAAGCCAGCCGATCCCGTTGATGAGCCCGTGAGCGCTCCAGCCGCCCCATGCGTCGAAGTCCACGACGATCACATAGTCAGCGTCGCCAAAGTGTTCCAGGGCAAGCTCTCTGCCTCGGTTCCGGTACTCGGCATACGCCTGGACGCGGCTTGGCTCGAAGCCATGCAGGTGCGGCCTGCCGTTGTCTTTTGACTCGACCACAACTGTCCTCGGATTGTCAGCCGCAAACTCACTAAGAATCTGTTTCGTTGAGTCGGTCGAGTCGTTCTCAACCACGACAACGCACGTCGATTTGAAGTGCTTGCTGATGTCTGAAAGCCGGCTCAGCGTCATCGGCAAGATGCCTCCGATCTGCCGGGCCATGCCAACGAATACAACCTTCGACCGAGCGGCTATCGTCGCACCTTCGCACGTAACGTCCGCATACTGGGCAGCGAACTCATGATCGACTGGCAGGACTTTATCCGGCGTGATTGATTGATCGAGCTCGATTGCCTGCTGCGTGCGTCCCTTTTCAAATCTTGAAAGAGATGCCGCAGTTTCTTTCGTCAGATCGTCAATATCCTTGCGAACAGAGATGCCCTCGAACTCGCTAGCAATGTCCACCATCTTCCGTGCCTCCTGGAATTGAGATTTCAGAGCTAGGCGAAGCGATCAGGCACCGTCACAGAGCGAGCGGATTTTTCCGAGTCGGTCGGCATATTGCGTCACGTGTAGGAACCGTGGCGCATCGACTCGCCGCCGATCGGCCGGGTGATGATTCCACGTCGGGTCGAGAAACTTCGTCAGCTCGTACAGCGTGGTCGGCTTGTCAAGCGTGGAGCGAACGCCGTCCACCCGATAGCCCATCTGCTCGAGCAGCGCCGCCTGCTCCCACCACGGATGATCGACGCAGTGCTCGGCGTTCCACACGTCCACGAGCACGGGCAGCATCTGCTGAGCCACAACCCACACGCCGCAGTTGGGGACCAGGCCGCACTCTGTCTCGTGCTCCACGATCCCCTGCCACGCACTGCCCAGCTCGCCCACGATGTTCGCCGAGCCGTCGAGAATCACCACGTCGGCGTCGATCCACGCCACACGCTCGTGCGTCTGTAGTGCCTGCATAATCGCACGCACCTTCATCCACGAAGCCGGGCGCTCGCCGGCCAGGTTCGCACACCCGCAGGCCAGCCCGTGCCGGGCAGCGTAGGCGTGGATGCGTGGCAGCGTGTGAGCTGCGATCTGGGCGAACTCCACGCCAGCCCAGCCGGTCAGCACCATGTCAGGCATGGCCGACGAACAGCGCCCGCCCCTGCGTGTCTGTTGTCGCCGTGTGACGCTGAAAGCGTCTGGCCACGGCGTCCTGCGACGAGCTCGACAGCTGCTCCCAGTCGTGGATGGCCAAGATGCTGGTGATGCCGGCCGCCGTCAGGTACTCGGGCAGCACCGCGTCACCGTGGGCTGCGTCGTGAAAGATTAAATCCCACGAGTCGAGATGCAGCTGGCAATCCCGCAGGAACCGCCCTGCGTCATCGGCCACCGGCTGAATGTTGGCCACGCCAAGCGTCTCCCAATACGCCACGCGGCTGGCCTCGGGCATCGTGTCGCAGAGATCAACGCTCACGATGGTGGACTCAGGGGCGGCGATTGCCATGGCGGCCGTCGAGATCCCGGCATGGCTGCCGAGCTCGAGCACCCGCCACTCCCGGCCCTGCACGATCTCGCACAGTTCGCCGATGTGATCGCGGGCCGTGGTCATCTGGTGCGAGTAGTCCACCGTTGCCAGGTACTCCTGCCACGTCATGTGATCCGCACGGTGGTCCGTGCCTCCGTGCCGTATGACTTTTCCACGACGAGCTTCGCCACCTGCGAATCGTCGGCAAACGCCACGCCGTTCAAGGCATCCAGGGCAGCCTTCGCACAGTTGTCCACGTCGAACCGTGGCAGCGTCGGCGCTCCCTTTCGCAGCCCCTTCTTCGTCATGTGCGAAGCGGGCCTGGCGAATACAAGATCGAGTATCACCGTTATCGGTGCGTCGGTTGTCGGCGTGGCCCCGGCCTCCAGGGCCGCAGCAGCGAGTGCTGCGCGGTACGAATGCACGGGATGCTTCGCCGGCACGTAGGCCCGAGCGAATCCGCCACGGGTTGAGACTCGCGGCCTGGGCTGCGGCACCGGGTCGCCCGGCACGCTGAACGTGATGGCGTTCACGATGCCCTCGCAGCCAAATACAGGCCGACGTTGGCGAACGCATACCCGAGGTACGCCAGACCCAGCCCCGCTTTGCCATGCAGGGCCAGGTCTGCCGCCACCACGAGATAGATGCCGCCGGTCAGTGCTATGAGCCACGGTGCCATGCACGCAGCATGGCTACGGCGTCAAGCGTGACGGCCTCCGCCGGGAAGGCAGATGCCATTCTGCCACTTCCACACTTTCGTTCTCGTAACCTCATCCGGCTCGGCCCGCCTCTGCGCGAAGTGCTTCTCGCGGCACTCTGCTGCACGCTGTGCAATCTCGTCGGGCGTCGGGTCAGCCACATCTCGCCTGTAGTCACGCCGCCGTGGCGGCAACTTGTGCCGTGTCACGAGACGCGTGAGATGCGTGGCGCTGATCCCGAGCCTGCTGGAAACCTGCACGCGGGTCAGCGTGTGGTCGTTCCACAATTGGTACAGCGTCGGCAGGTCGATGTTCTTGCACACTCCCATGGCGTTACTCCGCTGCCATAGGCATGACCACGCCCGTGCTGCAATCCGTCCGCAGGATCACAGCCGACTGCCCGTCTTTCGCCTGAACGCTCACTGTCGGCTCGCCGTCTGCCGGCAGCCCTTCCAGCCACTGCCGCACGTAGCGAGGGTCCAGCTTCACCGTGCAGGACGTGCCAGCCTCCACGAGGTCGCACGTCACGCTGGACTCGCCAGCCTCGCTCGACTTCCCGTGGAGCCACAGCCCCTTGTCGGAGAAGGCAAAGTCGATGCCCCGGCTGGCCTCCGTGGTGACGATCGCCGCCGCCTTCACGGCGCTCAGCAGCTGCTCGGCGAGCACGGTTGTGGGCTCGCAGTCAAGATCCGGCACCACGTCGCGCCACTTGGGGAATCGCCCTTCGATCAGCCGTGCCGTCACGGTCGCCGTGCCCACGGTGGCCACGATCTCGCGGGCCGTCGCCTCGAGCTGGATCGACCCATCGGAGTCGGCCAGGGCGAGCCGCGACAGGATGCCCATCACCCGACTCGGCACGAGCGTCTGCGAGTCATCAACCGCCAGGTCGTGCTCGCACTCCACGAGGCTCAGTCTCCGGCCGTCTGTTGCCACGAAAGACACCGTCTCGCCCTGCACTTCGATCAGCACGGCCCCGAGGGCGAACCTGCTGGAGTCATCGTCGGTGGCGAAGTTCACGCCCCGCACGGCGCGGCAGAACTGATCGGCAGGCAGCCTGGTCACCGGCTTCGCGTCGGTCGGTTCCCAGAGCGGGTACTCGCTGGCGTTCTCTGTGGGCAGCGTCCACGTGCCAGAGCCCGCCCGCACCACGCAGCTCGTGTCTCCCGGCTCCAGCGTGACCGTGTCGCCGGTCGCGGCCCCGAGGATCTGCGACAGCCGGCCGTGTGGCAGCAGGATCGCGTCGCCGTGGTAGTCGATCGCCACGTCGATCCGCACTTCGCCATCCGATCCCGTCAGCAAGCCGTCGCCCAGGCGCACAGCCTGGTAGATCGGCTTCGGGCTGCGCGTCGGCACTGCCGGCGAGACTGCGGCCAGAGCCGCCTTCAGGTCAGCGGACGCCAGTTCAATTCCGGTTCTCTTCTTCGTCGCGGTTGCCATTGTCAGATTCCCTTCGTTTCAAAGAACAACCCACCAAAATCCCAATGCCGAACGTCAGCACCAGGATCAGTTCGCCAAGTGAAAGCATCACGAAGTCGCGCACGGTCATCGGGCAGCCTCCGCTCGCTCGAGGTGCAACGCCTGGCGGACAAGCCGGCCCATCAAGTGCCGGATCGTGTCGGCCGCAAACTCCAGTCGCAGCCGTGTGTCATCGTCCACGTCGTCATCCCACGCACGCTGGGCACACAGGTCGGCCACGATCGTCGGGGGCGGCAGTTCGTACGGGTTGTGGCTCATGCGTCCACCTCTTGCAGCGGGCGAAGCGTGCGGGACTGACGCTCGTTCCAGACCACGAATCCTTTGCTGCGTAGCGGCCGCAGGTGGCACATGGCACCTTCCGTTGATGCAAAGCCGAACGATAAACACAGCTCGCGGATCGTGGGGCTGAACCCGTGGCTGGCGATGTACTGGACGATCCAGCGATATATCTCGCGCTGGCGATCGGTCAGCGGTCGGATTGGGGTCGTGGTGGTCATCACTCATCCTTGAGTTTCATGGACGTGGCAAGCGCAACGGCGACGCCGCCGCTGCGTTGATCTCGACGCCAAATCGCAAACTCGGCGTCGGTCATGCTCTTCTGTGTCTCAGAGCGGAAGTACCGCCGCTTCGCAGGATCGGTCGGCGGCGGTGCCGCTGGCCGTGCAGCCTCTCGGTGGGTGCCACCACGATCCTGGCACTTGCTGAGCCACACAGTCGTGAGCCAGCGTCGCCAGTTCGATTTTCGCGCCTTCTTCTGGTTCGTCTTCAGCCACTGCGTGGCCTTGGCGAGTTCGACGGGAAGGTCAGCCGCCGGGTAAGCCTGTGACCATTCCGCATGGTCAGCGTCGGTGATTCCCTCCCAGCCGCCTTCCGCAGTCCACCGAAGCGGATCGGCTGGCTTCGAGCATCGACGCCGCTGCGTCGTGCTCGGAGCACCCAAAGGATTAGAGGTAGAAGGATTAGAGGTAGAAGGATATAAGGCGCAAGAAGCCGGGGGATTTCCCGGCTCCATCGTTGGATTTCCCGGCTTTTCGTTTCGCTCGGGAAAAACGATAGTTTCAGCCGATTCATCGGGTGGCGGCAGCCCTTCGTCACGCTCATCGGGGTGACACCGCTGGTGCTCACCGAAAGTCGGTATCTCGAGCACCTTCATGTCGCCCGATTCGTAGGCTCGGACGAAGCCCTTGTCGGCCAGCTGCTTGAGCAGGCCGATAATGTCGCAGTTTTCGTACGGAAACAGCTCGGCCTTGATCCGCAGAGGCCGCAACTCCATGCGGCCTTGGCTATCGGCAAGCGTCCAGAGGCCGACAAATAGCAGGCGGGCCATCGGCTCGCACTCAGCCAGGTATTCGTTCTTAAAGAACGAAGGTTTGATGCTACGGGTTCGTGCCATCCGTGGCCTCCGTATTAAGAAGTTCAAACTTTCCCAGTTCCGCAAAGGCGTCGAACTCATCGAGGCTTGAATCAACGATCACATGGAGAGCGCGCCTCGTTTTGACCAACTGCTCCACGAGCAAAATCTCTTGTTCAATTGTGATTGACGAATTTAAAAGCTGATCTCGCAGTTGCCTTGTCTGCTGCTGCAGGCTGTCGATGAGCAGAATGCCAGCGGAGCCGGGGAACGCAGCGTCGAAAATTTCTTTATCAGTTGCGCCTGCCTTCCTCACTTTGGTCATCAGTCCCTTTAGCCACGCCACGGAATACTCTTTGGCCTTTTTTTCTTTTCGTTCGTTAACAATCTCTATCTGCTTCCCAAAACAGAAGCCTCTTTCCAAGTAATTGCCGCAGTCCCATCCACACCCAGCGCACTTAAAGTAAGAACCTTTGTCTTTGAACTTCAGGCCAGCACATTGAGGGCACCACATGATTGCCACAATGCTTTTGTCGGTCGATTTGTGCCAGTAAACGCCAGCCTTGGGGTGGCTGCCGAGAAAAGAATGACAGCCCTCGCACAGCGTTTGCAGCCAGTCATCAGGTACATCCCACGGATCGCCGTCGTATGTCAGGTGATGAACGTGAAGCGTTGACTGGGAGTCGCTGCACGCGACGCACTTCCATTCATCCCGAGAAAGGATTTCAAGCCGCTTCTTCTGCCATTTCGGATGCTTGTACATGTCCGTGCTCACGCCACCCTCCATTCACGTTCGCCGCGCCCGCTCGCGCTGGTGACGATGTTCCCTGTCTCGGAAATCCGCCCGCACTTTGCGAGCTCGTGTATCCGCTTGTTGACCTGGTGTGCGAGCAGCCCGCACCGTGCCGCGATGCCACTGGCCCCGGCCGGGCCTTGGCTCAGCGCCTCGAGGATCGCCGCGTGGTGCTCGCCTCTAAACGTCTTCGCGTCAGCCGCTGCGGCCTTGCTCGTCACCGGGTCGGTGCGTCGAAACAGCGGCAGCGTGTCGAGCGATTCGGCGAAATAGTCTGACATTCCAACCTCCGTGTATTGGCCCGGATACGCCGGGCGTCGGCCGCTTCACCCTGGGAGGCAGAGCTGCGGCGGCAGTGGTTACGCGCCACTCCTGCTTGGCGGCGAATGCGGCCCAATGCTCAGGCCGCTGTGGCAATCGCGTGCCGGCTGTGATTCACCATTCCCCGCCGTAGCGGGCTTTCATTGCGTTGCTGTACTCGTCATCCATGCCGAGCTCGTAGGCACGACGAGCGTGCTGATAGCCAGGCTTGATCACCAGCTCGGGCTTGCGCGGCGTCTTCGGCTCGAGCACCTTGCCGATGTCGGTTTCCATAGTCGCCCGCTCTGATGCGATCTCAGCGGCCAGGTCATCGAGGCGCTTCCACTCGCGCCGCTGGGCCTGCATCCGGTCCTCGTCGGGTTCAATGTCGTGGCTCATGCGCGGGCCTCCGCTTCGATCTCGGCTGCGTCGAAGTGCTCGCTGCCGTTGTCCTCGTAGGCGTCGCCGCGTGGCGTCAGCAGCTCGCCGCGAGTGCCAACAAGCTCAACCAGCTCTTCAAGTTGGTCAGCCGTGTAAAAGCCAGCGCTTCCACGCTCACGCACAGTTCCAATGATCTGCTTAAGCCGTTCGTGCGTTTTCGCGGATGCGATCGCTCGCCGGGCCTTGGTCATGTCCTCGGGCTTCGCCTGCTCGGCAGGCTTCGCATACACAGCCTCGGGCTGCGTGGCAGTCGTCGGCTCTGGCGTCGGGTAGTCCTGGGCTTCCTCTGCCGTGATGAGCCCACGCAGGGCATCGGCAAAGGCGTTACGAAGGGCGAAGCCTCGGGCTCGCAGCGTCAGCATCCGGGCCGGGTACTGCGACCACGGGCCAGACTTGCCAGCCAGGCCAGCCCGCTTAGCGTCTGCCATGGAGAACCGCACCACGGTGGGCTGCGGGTAGCCGCGCCGCTTGGCCTCGCAGATGGCCGCGAGCGTTTCGCCTTCGCCTTCGGTGTACTCGCGGACGTACTCGCAGACCGGGCTCGACTGCACCAGGGCCAGAGCCGCGTCGCCCCAGATCGTCGGCCTGCCGTTGATGACGGCGATCGACTGGAGCGACTGCATGGGGGAGAGGCCCACTTCGCTGCCGTGCTGGATGGCGAGCATGCAAGACTCAGGCTTGCCCCTAAAATCCTTCGGGGCGAACTCGCTAGCCGCCACCATCTTGCTGAACCGGAATGCGTCCTCGAACGAGGCGAGAGCCAACCCTCTCGCTGGTGCCGTGTTTGTGCTGATTTCCGTGGTCATGTCGCGTCCCTTTCTGCGATGTAAAATCCCGGCTCCGCGTCCTGCATCGCCGGGGTAGTCCCTTCCTGGGCAATCCCGGCTCCGCCGGGCTCCTGTGTCTCTCAGAACGGCAGCACGTTCCCCGTGGGCCACGGCCTCGGGTCGAGCTCCACGATGTCGCTGGCCGTCTCCACGATCAGCCGGCCGTCGTGGTGGTTGATCACGCGGCCATCGTCGTACGAGCGATCCGACCAGCCACGCATGCGGAACGTGATGTGATCGCCAATGGCGTAGGTGTCAGCGTGGCGCGGGCTGCCGTAGGTTTCCTGCATGCCGGCGACTGCGGCGGCGTATTCGTTTTTGTGTGCGTCCATGCGTCTGCTCCTTTGTTCAGTAGGGCCGGGAAAATAACGGGGGGGGGGGGGGGGCAAGGGGCGTGCCGTTTGGCACTTGTTTTTTCGTGGTTTTGGATTGTGCGGAAAGTTTTTAGAGCGGGTGCGTCACCCTTTCGTGGTGGTGAGGGCGGGGAATATACGCATGTGCAGTCATGAGTCAATCAACCGAGTCGGAATTTTTTTCAGACCAACGATTCAAGATCATTCGCCGTATCGGTATCGGTAGGTAGGCTATTGGCTATCGGTAGTTCGTCAAGAGAAGAATCGGGCGAGCGTGCCGAGGGCGAAGTCGATCCCGTGGGCGATCGTCTGGGCCAGCTCGCTCGAGGTGCCGAGTTCTTGGCCAAGCCTGACGCAGAGAAGGGCGTGCAGGGCTGCGTTCCATCGTTTGTGCATTGTGTCCTCCGTGACGGTGAAAGAAGTGCCACCCGTTTCGCAACTTGCGGCAGGCCGGGTGGCCCCACCTTGTTCGTTGGTCAGACAGCCATCGCGTCGGCGATGATCTCCCGGCACTCGCGGATGCCGCAAAGCTTCAGCGTGTAGGCCATCCAGCGGGCAGTCTTTTCGACGTTGCCGCCGTCCATCGCCACCCACTTCCGAACCTGCTCGACTGTCTTGGCGTCCATCGTTTCGTCTCCCGGTTTGCGTTGCGTCAGGTCTCATGCGCCTGACGTGATTACTGTAGGGTATCGGTAGTTAGGCGTCAAGGGGATGAATAGGAATTTTTTTGGGGCGTTTTCTGCGGGGAAAACGCTACTTCTTCCGCTTCGCCTTCTTCCGCTGTGCGGCAGGACGCTTGGCTAGGTGCCGTTTGGCGTTGGCCCTGGTGGTCAAGGCGTCTCGAGCTTCCCGGCAGGCGTCGGCCGGGATCAGCCAAATACGCTCGCCGAACCGCCGGCCACGCAGCTTCCCCTCGCGGAGCAGCATGCGGACCCAGCCTTCGGTGCAGCCGATCGCGTCCACGGCCTCGGAGACCGTGAGGTATTCGCCGCCGTCGATCTTTTGCGGGCTCATCGTGACCATCCCTCAGATACTACCGGCAGCCGTCAGTTGGTCAACCTGGCCGGATTTGCCGTGTCGGCGCAGCCCGCCGTACCATACTGAACAGACCAAACAGCGGAGGGCATGGTGGTTGTACGTTTGTACACCATGCCTATACTCCGCGTTCACAAGGGAGGATTTAAAATGCTGTTGCGTGATTTCCTGAATGACCGCTACGCCGTGCTCCACAACCTGAAGCCGCGCACCGTCGAGATCTTCGGACACTCTATCGACCGGCTGCGGGACTTTCTCGGGCGCGAGCCGGAACTCGCTGATTTTGACGATTTGACCATTGGCAAGTTCCTGCGGTGGCGGGCCGTCACGCCGCACCGTGGGCGGATCTGTGCCGCCGCCAGCGTGGCCAAGGACAAGGCCCACCTGGTCAGCCTGTGGAACGCTGCCGCCCGCAAGAGGCTCGTGGAGGTGTTCCCAGACCTGCCCCGTGGCATCGTCAAGGTGCCCCACCGCTCGCCGTCTGCCTACACGGTGGAAGAGATCAGCCGCATGGTGCAGCAGGCCAGGCGGCGGTCGGGGCTGATCGGCCCGTGCCCCGCCCCGTGGTTCTGGACCACGCTTCTGATGTCGAACTGGTACACGGGCGAGCGGATCGGGTCGCACCTCGAGACGCGGTGGGAGCAGGTCGACACGGCCCGCCGCACGATCACGTTTCTCTCTGAGCACCGCAAGGGGCTCGGGCGAACGATTACACGGCAGGTCACGCCGCAGCTGGCGTCGATGCTCCAGGCCGGGCGGCGAGCCTCTGACGATCTCGTGTGGCCTTGGACAGACCACAGGGCCGCGAACTCCATCTACCAGCGTATTCGGTACATCTGCCGGTCGGCGGGCGTAAAGCCGAGGGGATTCCATGCAATCCGCAAGGCGGCCGGCTCCTACCTGAAGGCAGCCGGAGGGGATGCCACGGAGTTCCTGACGCACAAAGACAGCAAGACAACCAGGGATCACTACCTCGATCCGAAGATCGTGGGCGAGGCTTCGGCCCTGAATTTCCTGCCACCGCTCGACCTTGGATGATCCGCCGGAAACGTCTTACGCTTGAAGCCTTGAGCGTCCCGGCCTTACTGTGGGCCATCACCCTGAAAGGAGTGGCAATGCGTCTACTGTGTTCGTTTGTGATGCTCGCCGGCCTGGGGGCCGTGGCCAGCTCGGCGTTGCCGTCGGCCGGCGAGTCGGTCGCCAAGTGTGTCGGTGCCGATCCGTGCCTAGCCTGCAAGAGTTGCGAAAAGTGCTCGCACTGCCGTGGTGGCAAGACGTGCGGCGCGTGCAAGAAGCCCGAAAAGAAGACTATGGCACAGGCGACTTGTTACTGAGCCCGAGCAAGCGGGGAGGCGACGCGGGGGAAAGGGAGAAAACCCTGCGCCGCCTCTACCCGCCGCCCGGCTCATGAGTCCACGCGCCGCGCCCGCTCCACGGCCAGGTCGCCCTTCGTGCGGCTCAGCTCGGCCAGAAGCCGCATGACGTGGGCCGCAAGCGTGCCCGAGGTGCCCGTGTACGCCCCGGAGAACCGGCGGGCGTCGAACTCCGCTTGCTGCAGGTAGGCGTCAGACAGCGGCTCAGCCACGTTCCCTCCGCAGCATGACGAGGCAGATCATGGCCCACATGGCGGCATCCTTCAGAGCGTTCTCGTAGTCCACTGGCTGCCCGTTGGCGAACCGCTGCATGCGCACAACGCAGTCCGAGAGATCGCACAGGCAACGCCGCCAAGGCTCAACCGCACAGAGGGCCGACGCCTCCACGTTGGCGAACGCTGAATCCTCGTGGCCGTACTGCCCGGTCTTCTCGACGTGTAGCGCCAGCAGCTCGTCGTGCAGCCTTCGCCATTCGCTCGAGCCACGCGGCAGGCTCGCCGCCTGGCACACGTCTTCCGCCAGGAGCGAGTCGCCGAGGCATCGCCCCTCACAGTATGCCGCTGTCATGTAGTCCCTTTCTGGTTACGCCGTTCTCACTGTGCCATCGTGCATCACGCGATAGTTATGCACATCGAAGGCACCGCCCTTATGTATGGCGACCATGGCAAATCCCCAGTTCCACCGATTGATGCGGGCGTACTCGGGCCGCAGATCGCACAGGCAGCCGGTGCTCCAGCATCCCGTCTCCTTGTGCCACATATCGGATTCGGCATGGTTGCTCGTCCGGTGCGAGTGGCCCACCATCACCGTCGAGAGCGTCTTCATGAACGCACCACGGGCCACGTTGACCGGCGCGGCCATGCCGCTGGGCAGCTCGTGGCCGTGAAGCACGGGCAGCTTGCCGAGTAGCACGGGCCGCTTGTCTTCCACCAACTCAATGTTGCTCTCGGTGAACCCCAGCCAGGCCGTGAGGCTCATGCGAGGATCGTCACTGATCTCGGCGGCGTGCTGCCACAGCCAGTGCTGCCACCGCTCTTCGTGGTTGCCCGTCTTGTAGACGATCGGGATGTCGGGGAACTCTTGCCGCAGGTAGGCGAGGAAGTCCCGTACCGCCTCGAGCTCGCCTTTGAAGTCCCTCTGCTTCGGGTCTTTCATGTAGCGGCTGATCGCATAGAAGTCTGCGATGTCGCCGTTTAGAAGCAGGGCCGACAGCTCCTGGTCTTTGAGGAAGCCCACGGCCGCAGCCACCGCGATCTCTGAGTGATACGGCACATGCACGTCGGACATGATGCCGACGTTGCCGATGACGTTCATGCGATGCGGCGTCCACGTCTCGGCCATCGACTTTGGCATGGCCAGGATTTCGCCAGACTTGCGAGGTGCTCGAGGTGCCGCTGGCTTGACGTACTTTCTGTGCTTCGCTCCGTGAACGCCAAACTGACGCTGCATTCTCATGCGAGCCTGGTGCAGCGTGATCGCTCCGTTGGCCTCTTTGACGAGCCGTCGGGCCAGCGTCTGCGCGGGTGCGTCTGGGTGCTTCTGCGCGAGCCGTCGGGCCATCTCGGTGATTACGTCACCCGCCATGCTTCTTCCTCCGTGCAGTTGCCTTCGGCTTCCGCTTGGCGGCATCGCGCCGCAGGACCATGTTGCCGTCATCGTCCAAGATGCCGAGGCCGGATGGCTCCTCGTCCTCGAAGTCGAGCTCGGCGAGATTAGGCCGGGCGGCCTTCGGCTGCGGCTTGGCTGGCTTCTTCGCTGGCACGCTTCGCCTCCGCTTTGCGGGCGTTGGCAATCGCCCGTCTCACGAGCAACCTAGCGGCGATGTCAACAAACGGCAGGCCGCGCGCCTTGGCCTCTTCTCGCATCACGCCGACCACCTCTTCAATCCGCTCTGGCTTGCTGCACTCGTCGCAGCCCCAAGCGTCCATCTCCGCAGCCTTAGCGCGGCAGGTGCACGTTGGAGTAGGTTCAATCCCAAATCTTTTCAAGAGCTTTGAGAGCTCGGTACCTGGTCCGCCATAGGCAGGGCGGTCATTAACAACGGAGCCAATAGGCCAGATAACTGACCGCGCCAGACACGTCCTCAAAACTGCCTTAGACAACGGCTTGTTGCACCACTTGCACTCCAACGAACTGCCGCTTTCGCAAAGCATTGCCGAGCCTTAAATAAATTCCACAAGAACAGAACGACCGCAACACTCCCAAACGCTTTCCGTGTCAAGAAGCGCATAGGTTTTGCTGGGATCGGTGCCTGATTGGTCAATAGAGCGCGCCGTGCAAGGGAGCGTTATCCTGCAAGAATAAAGGACGTACGTATCTGGCCTATATGCTGTCACAGGAGATAGGTAGCCACGGCTTGAGCAATTGGAGGACTCGCCAGCATTGATATTGACTCGGAAGCTTTGCCGGCTGCTAGATTTTAGTGAAATTATTAATTTCCATTCGCCGCTGCCAGCGCCGCAGCCAGGCGATGAAAGTATGTCTATGGCATTCACGGCAGCGCCAGAGTTACGAAATGCGTATTGGCATAACTGATACGTACCAAATCCACCAATCACAATCGGGTTAGCTACTTTTTGTAGCTCATACGTTGCGCTAGCTTCAGATAGAAAATCTGAACAGGTTGCTTGGAAGCAATCCAGGCATCCACTTACAGTCGCAACTATGTCTCCGCACTGACCTGCACCACCGTCGCCGCTGCGGCAGTTGTAGACATTCGATGATCTATATTGAATACCGGAGCCTGTTGCACTGAAAGTAAGCCTTACAGTTAGGGAGCACGGGGCCGGCGATGTAGGGGAACATCCGCCGCTTTGGTCTGCGTTTGGATAGCATGTACACGATGGAACGCAGCACCCGCAGTTCTGCGCAAGCCTCCCGTCCTTGACGATCAGCCCGCCGCTCTTTGTTGCGATCGTCATATCAGCACGCCGTGGTTCCGATGAAGCGAAGATTGCCGGACACAATGACCATCACCTGCGTGCCGCTCGCGGAGTAGCCTGGCAACTGGGTCACATTCGGCTGCACGAGATACCACGCAGTGCCTTCCTTGGCGATTGAAACGTCGCACGAGCCGCTGGGGTTCAGGCCGCAGAACAGATTCACCGCCGCCACAGTATTCGGCGTGGCCGTCTGATTCTTGAACGTCACCGTCTTGGTGGCGTTGATCGACCATGCGCCGGTGAAGGTGCAGACGCGGAACGCTTTGCCGCTGCTGCCGCCGCCGCCACGGTTGCCAAACGACAGCGGCCCTGTGTCACGGTCGCCACCTTCAACGGCTCGCACCACCTTGGCGATCCGCTCAGCGGCTGGCTTCGTGAACGTGACGCGCTCTGTGCGGGCAGACTTGCCGTCTGGCTTCTGGGCCATCTCAAACTCCTGGTAGACCGAAGTCTATTCGCGCTACCAAGTGCCGAGCGTCAGTCGCTTCCACGAGTTGGTGCCGACGCTCAGGTACACATAATCTGCGTCGTATGCCACGCTGCCTTGCGTGCCAGTGGCGGTCGAAGAGCTAGGCACAGTAGCCCACGAAATTGGCCGGGCATCAGATAGCCGGGCGTCATTGCCGACGCACACAGACGAAGAGCTGGTGCCAGTGGGAATAAACGAAATCGCAAACGTGCCGCTGGTGATGTCGCTGGCCGCGTGCGTGTGCGTCTCGGCGGCGGCCGTGATGTCTGCTCGAGTCAGAACCACAGCTCCGGTTCGAGCCTGCACGGATTGCACTGGAGCTGCGGCTGCGGCGGCGGCCGTGAATGAAATAACATCCGTGGTGCTGTGCGTGTGGCTGCTCGGGGCAAACGTTGTCGGCACGCCAGACAATGCCGTGTATCCAATCGTGGGGATGCGGCCGATGGCAAACGTGCCGGCAGTGATGTCTGCCGCTTGAAGCACGACTGCGCCAGTTCGCCCCGCCACGCTCTGCACAGGAGCGAATGACGCCACCTGCGTCGTGTTATAGGACGCTATTTGATATTGGCCGGCGGATGTCGAAATTGTCACGCCGCTGCCAGGCACTAGCTGAAATGTGCCAAACGCACTGGTGTTTGTGCCTGGGGCAGTGATGAACCCAGCAGGCCCGATGCCCGCAGACACCGAAACGCCAACGCTCGTTCCAGATACCGTGACGTTGATGCTCATGGCGCGTACGGCGTTAGAGTGCCGCTCAGGTAGGTGCGGGTCACAAGGGCGGGCGAAACGCCACGCAGATACCAGCGGTATAGCGTTGTCGGCACGAGCGCTGATGTCTGCGTTTCAGTCAAGGAAACGTTGATTTGTCCGTTTGCAGCGACGACATCCGTGACAGCAAACGTGGCAACGGTGGCACCCTGCGTGTTGACGCCAAGCGTGGTCGCCGTGTTTGAAATCGTCGTTTCGTAGACAATCGCAGACCACGTGAAATTGGTTGCGTCAAAGTCTAAATCCACAAGCATGCCAAACTCATCGCCGACCGTCAGCGACAGGTTCAGTTCGCCGGGAAGTTGGGAAAATAGCGTGGACATACAGTCACTTTACCGGGTGTGCCATGCGGTCTTTGAGATTAGAACGGCGGGGTGCCGAAAAAACCTGTGAAGTCGATGGCTTGGTGGACGCGACGCAGCAGCTGGTCAGGGAAGCCCTCGCCGCCTGGGTATTTCATGTTGCCGGCCTCAGTCAACGGCTGCGGCGCAGAGGCATCTACCTTTTCCTTTTCGCTGCCCTCGCCCTGATACACCCAGCATTTCGTCTTGCTGCCGCCCGTGACGTAGTGCCAGCCCACATGCGGGATCTTCATGACCCACGTGCTGGAGCGGTACACAAGCTCGACGCTGACGCTCCAGTATTTCACTTCAACGTCGTTCACCACCTCGAGCTGCTGCTGAGCGGAGATGCCTTGGCACAGCCAGGTGTATGCAGCGCCGCCAAGGTACGGTGCGGAGTTGATGGAGTTCGTGACGCTGCCAGCAACGGAAAGCGGGAACGTCGGGCGGTTGCCGGTGATCGTCGCCTTAATCTCGCCCTCAACGGCTTGCAGCCCTTCGATGTAATCACCGGCAGCGTTGACGAGCGGGCGGATGTCGCCATTGCTAGTGCCGTGGTAGTAGTACAAAGCCGGCACGGCGGCACTCGACACGGAGAACGACCACACGTCACGGCGGGCCAGCGGGTTGGGCTGGTAGTCTTCAGTGCCTACGTTGGGCACTTCGTAGCGGTACGTGATCTCGGCGTGCTGCCGGTCTGGCTCCGTGACGCTGCCTTCCGTGCATCGCAGGTAGGTGAATTCCGGGTGGCTCGCACCGTGGAAGATGCCCACGGTGTTCAGCAGCAGCTGGTGCGCGACAGGCTGCGTGGTCGTGACTACGAATTTCCGCTCAGCAGTCGGGCTTTCGCCGAACCGATGCGTAAACGTGCGGGGCAGAACTTCGCGGAAGGCGAGTACGGACATGGCTAGTTCAGGATCTCCACGGTTCCGATCTGGCCATTGCGATTGATCTGCTCGAGCAGCGTGACCTGCTTTTGCTCGGCGGCGTTTGGTGCAGTACTGGCGGCGCTCTGCTCCATCTTCTGCTGCAGCGATTGCGTTGCCGTGTCGATGGCTGCGTTGAAGTTGGCCTGGAACTGCCGCAGCACGCTACCCGATGCCTCGGCCGCCACCTGCCGCTCGAGGTCGCCACGCCTAGCGCTTTCTTCCGGCGTCAGTGATCCGGGCGTGAATTGCAGAACGGGCCGGCCGCCGATGCTGACTGTGCGAGTGGTGCCCGCTTCCTTGTTGCGAAGCGCTTCCAATTCCTTCTCGGCTTCGCTGCGGATGTCGAGCCCGAGGATCGGGGCAAACTTCTTGATAAACGCTTCGATGAACTCGGCCAACTTGAAGAACGCATTGCCCGCCAGCTTGATGAAATCGAGCAAGCCCTGAGCTACCTGCTGGGCAATCTGCTGCGGCCCGGCCTGCCTAATCACGCCAAGAAGGTCTTGGGCGATCTGGCTAATTGGCCCCGCAAGCTCGCCGAGGATCGCGCCGGTCAGCCCCTTGACCGTGGCATACACCGCAGCGAATGAATCGTTCATGTTGTCGATCGCCTTGACGGCATCTGCATCGACAACCTGGCCGAGCGCGATGGCTTCCTGCCTCATATTCGTGAGCGCACCAGGGCCAAGCGTGAACAACTCACCAAGCTCGATACCACCCTTGCCGAAGAACTTGACCGCCGTGGCGGCACGTTCTGCGGGGTCGGCAATCCTGGCGATGGCGTCCACGACCTGCTCGAACTGCTGCTCTGGAGACTGCGTCCTGAGTTCTTCAAACACGAGCCCGAGCTCTTCAAACTTCTTTTGAGCCTTGTCATCCAGCGAAGCATTACCGATGGCAATGGTCAGCTTTTGCATCTGCTTGGCAAACGATTCCACGCTCACGCCAGTGTCGGCCGCAGCCCTGGCATACGCCTGCAACGCCTCGACGCCAACGCCAGTGCGATTCGCCACGTCGTTGAGCGCGTCGAGCTCTTCGCCCACGCTGAGGGCAAACGATGTCACGGACGTGACGGCACCCGTGACGGCACTGGTCAGGCTAAGGAATGCACTCGTCGCGGCTTGCAACCCGCCCAGGGCCAGCTTGCCGATCTCAATGTTCTTTAGCGTGCTGAGATCGCTGGACGCTTTCTTGCCAGCCTCGCCCATAGAGTCGAGCTTGGCATTCACATCGGCCACGGCCTGGGCCAGCTGGGCCGTGTTGGCACTGATCTGCATTGCCAATCCAAGTGCCGTACTCATGTCATTTTCCGTCTAAGTCGGTTTTCATCTGGGCGAGCACATCGAGCAGCTGCGAGCGGTGTTGCGGCGGGGCTTCGGTTGGGACGAAATCTGCAGGCTTTGGTATGTGGCCACGCCGCGAGTACGGGGCCAGGACCGCACTAGCAATCACTCCCGTCTGTGCCCACGAGTTGTCGAGCGGCTGGTAGTAGCGGGCAAACGCCAGCCACTCACTCAGCTCTCGACTGTCCATCCGTTGCTCGAGCTCGCCAACCGTCATTCCGAGATGCCCGGCCAGCATGAACAGGAACCGCCGCGATGGTCTGGCGTTAAAGCTCGCCGGCTAGTTCAACTACGTCCGCCTCCGTGAGTTTGTTGTGACGCTGGGCAACGTCGAACAATTCGCCCATCACCGCACCGTCGAGCTTCGCCACTTCATCCAGTTCGTTGTCTTGGTAGATCCGCACGCCGTGCTCGTCGCACAGGGTGCGAGCCAGGTAGAACGCACGGAAGTTGTGGAACTTCTCGACGCCTTTGTTTCTGATGTCGAGCCACGCCAGCTCCCAATCGTCACGCTCGCCGACGCTGAGCACGCGCACGTACACGTCCAGGTTCCATTCCTTCACGTGAACCTTCAGCGGCTTGCGGACGCTGGCGGCTTGGATTTGCTCTTTCAGTCCCATAGGTCAGTTGTCCAGAAGTTTGAACGTGACGGTGTAACGAGTAACGCCGTTCACCTCATTCGCCACGCTCAGTGACTCCCATATTGCGGGGTTCGTCAAGGATTGCCCGCCGCCGGAGATCGCCAGCGTGGCACGCACGCCGTAGTTGCTGGTGGCAGTGTTGTTGCCGCCCAGGCACTCGACGCTGCACGTGCCTGCTTCGTCTGTCCAGATGACGCTGCGGCCCTTGGATGGACCGCCGCCGTATGTCCACGTCAGGCCTGTGACTTCTTGGAACTCAATGCCGTTCCACGTCACAGACACACCAGCGCTATAGCTCGCCACGGGGGCCTCCCTGTGGGACTACGGCACCTGGAAGGCGGCAGAACCACGCACGGCGTCGTTGACTGTCAGCGTCACGCTCGATGACTTGCAAGTGGAAGTGACGCTCAGCGTGATGCCACCAGTGATTGCCAGCGTGCCTGTCTGGCCCTGCGCAATCGGCGTACCCGAGGCTGCCAAGTATTCAATGGTCACTTCTTTGCCGGTGTCTCCAGCCGAGCCCTTGAGCGGACGGGACAGCGTAAGCACCGTAGCCCCGGTGGTTTGCCCGAGGTGCGAAACGTCGATCTGGTCTGCGGCGGCCTGGTCAGTAATGCTGTACGTGATGCTCGTGACGGTATACGTGCTGCCGGCAAAGGAAAACGTGGTGCCGGAACCGTCATGGGGCGTGTATGGCATGTTTTATCCCTCGCTCCACCAAACGTCGTAACGCTGCGTCACCTGATAGACAGGCGGGAGATCCGCTCCAGCCAGCTGCACGAAATCGTCGGACTCGTCTTCCAACGACGCCTGCTTGACTTCTGTATTGTCCGACGTGCCGCCGTACCCATCCAGAACGCGACGCATGGCGTCAGCCACCTGGCGGGCCTCTTCGTAGGTCGTGCCGTAAATGCTGTACTCCACGCTCACGCGGGGCATGCCCATCGGCCCGCCTAGCGTTTGCTCTCTGTCGATGCCTGAGCGCCGCCACGTGACGAACGGCAGAGCCGCCGACGCCGGGGCCAGCACCGGGTAAATCCTCGAGCTGACGAGCGACGTGACGGCAGTGGTGCCAACCAGGGCAGTGCGGAGAACGGCTTCGGGGGATTTGAGTGACATGGCTACAGGCCTTTCCTGAATGGGCTGGCCATTTCTTTGATGGCGTTATTGAGCGCCCTTGTCATCTCGGAATTGAGCCTGGATGAAATCTGCGTGCGGGTGCGATCAAACGCAGTCTTCACGGGAGGCACGCCAGACTTGCCGCCGATCGGGAACTCGCCAAGATCCACGGTGCCGCCCTTTGGTGCCGCACGCACGAATCCCTTCGGTGGCTTCGGCTTCGTCGTGACGGCACCGGATCGCTTGGCAACCACAACACGCACGGGGCCGCTGCGGCGAAAGCTGCTGGCAATCCGGCCTTTTGTCTTGCGGCGCTTGGTGCCAAACTCCAGGAAGCCCTGGTGCTGCCCTTTCTCGTTTGATTTGAGATCACTGGCCTTTCGCCGTGGCGGCGCTGTGAAGCCAGCTAGGGCAACGCCCGAGCCAGTCTTCGCGTATCGCTTCGTCTTCTTGCGGATGGCTCGCCGCAGGTTGCCGGTCGGGCCTTTCGGCGTCAGCGTCTTTAGCAGCTTGAAGCCTGGGTCGATGGCCTGGCCAAGCGCGGAGGCCATGTATTTGGCCGACAGGTTTTTCGGGAGCGTAAGAAATGCCTTTCGGATTTCCGCCAGCTCGGGAAACTCCACCGTAACTTCGATGCCGCCCGCCATCACGTCACCTCTTCGCAGATGGCAACGTGCTCGGCCCGGTTGTTGTACTCGAGCAGACTGACGATGTTCAGCGTGCGGGATCGCCACGAGAACCGATCGCGCTGCGTGAGCCCAGGCAGATAGCGGAGCCGCACGCGGTGCGTGATCGTCGTATCCTGCTGGCCGGCCGCCAGGGCTTCGCGGGAAGACACGCCTTCCACGCTTGCCCACACGGCCGAAGAGTTGGCCCACGCCAGCACAGTCTCGCCCAGGGCATTGGTGGTGCCGCTGGCAATCTGCACGGTGACACGCTCGCGGAGTTTGCCGGGATCGATCATCGGTAGCTGCCCCACTTCTGCGAGTCCAGCAAAGACTTCACGCCATAGGGCACGTCCTGCGGCACGGCACCAGTGGCGACAGCCGCCAGGCGGCTTTCGTACCAGTGGGCAGTAAGCATCAAGATGGCGTGGCGGATCGCAGCCGGCACGCTTGTGCCGCTGGCACCGTAGCCGCCCCACCAGGTCACGCTGATGGCGTTGTCATCTTGCAGGTGCGGCGGCCAGGTCTGCCCGTACAAGGTCTTCACGGTGCCCGGCACGCCGTCACGATCCACGCGGTAGCTGGCCGTCGAGTAGGTGGCCGTGGTGCCGTTCTCATACGTGAACGTCAGGGCAACCGCCGTGGTCGTGCCGGCCGTCGCCATCGGCGGGCGTGGCAGCTCGATGTCGTGCGTGCCGTCTGGCGGGAACTTGTCGAACCGCATCACCCACTGGGTATGCACCAGCGTGCGGTCGAGATACTGCTCGCACCACTCACGGGCCGCTGTGATGAGCGAGCCGATGTAGGCATCGTCGGTGGCCGTATCGACTCGCAGGTGGGCCTTGGCCTCCGAGAGCGTCACAGGCTCAACGGCTGGGGCGGTCTGGCGAGTCAGGCTTCGATATTGCACGGCGGCGTTTCCTCGGGGTGGCGGCCGTTTCGGCGTCGTGCTCGACGGCTGCCGTTTCGATCAGTTGGCCCTGCGTGTCCTCAACCGCCACGCGCTGGGCGAGCAGCTGCGTGGCCAAGCCGCCGGAGATGTCCACCACCTGGCCCTTGCGGTATGACCGCCACGCGCGGGTGAATGTAATTTTCGTCACTGGGGCACACTCCATGCAGTTTCGGGCTTCTTGCTCGTGTTCGTGAAATCCGTAGTCCACTGGAAAACAGGCTTGCCTAGATCCCGGCCGGGCCACGTCACTACGTACTCGCCGTGGCCAAGAACCACGCGCGGCGTGACGAAGACGCGATTGCCGCTCTCACGCCAATTCCGCCAGAAGTAGATGTCGGGATCGACACGGCCTTCGTTCCACGCGCCGTCTGGGCCGGGCTTGCTCCAGAACCACGGTTTTTTCGCACGCTTCAGGGCGGCCGTAGAGATCACTGTGAGCCCGAAGTGGGCCGTGTCCACTTCCTGCACCGGCTCGGCAAACCACGACGCAGGCAGGCTTGTGGTGCCGCCCTCGGGCGGGTTGTCCAGCGTGCCCTTCAAGGTCAACATCGGCCTGCCGTCTTCACGCTTGGTCTGTAGCCCCGTAATGGCGTCGGCTTGAAACGTCATCGCTAGGGCAAACAGGTGCTCCACGTCTTCCTTCGTGAAAAACGTGTCGTAGTCGATCGTCAGCAGGTACTCGGCCTTGTCTATGAATTGCTCCATCACCCGCGTATTGACCTGGTCCCAGAACGCACCAGTGCCCATCGTGGGGCGAATCCCCAAAGGCATGAGTGCCTGAGCCCAGGCGAAGTGGTTCGCGGTGAAACTTAGCCGAGGCATCGACAGGATTGCCTCAACTCTGATGTCGGCCTCGGTGCCACCTACTCGCACGATCATGCGTGACTCCAAAAGAGAGCGGGCCGCCCCGTAGTGGAGCGGCCCGCCCAGTCTGCACATCGAGTCAAGCCGTCAGGCTCACGCACCAACCAGGCCGATGATCGGGCCGGCGACGCTCGAGCTGCCGAGGTTGGCGTGCGTGATCGCCACGCGAGCCACCGCACGGATCACGGTCTGATCGCTCAGGAAGTTCACCTGATCGCTGGACGCGATCTCGATGGCCTGGCGGATGCCGTAGTAGGAGCTGTTGGCCATGTTGCCGTACAGCGCCATGATGGCACCCGTGGAATCCGCACCGCTCGGGAGCCGGTCGGTGAGGACCACTTCCGAGCCGAGGAACGTCGGACCCATGCCCTGCGACAGACCCACCGACCCGCCCTGGGCGAGGTCGAGATTCTGCATGCAGGTAGCGAAGAAGAACGGCGAGCAGAACCACTTGGCACCGGCACGGCTGTGCTGCGGAACCCTGGCCATCATGGCCAGCAGGTTTGCCTTGGTGACTTCGTCGGGCGTGTCACCGGCAGCCGTCACGAGCGACGCCGCGTAGGTGGCAGCAGACGCAGCCAGAAGGCCGCCCGTGTAGGTCGTGACGAGACCGGCCACGCCAGGGGCGTTGCTCGGGTTGCCGCTCCACGCAGCCTCTTCCACGGCGTTGCTGAGCGTCAAGGCGAGCTCGGCAGCGATCCAGTCGGCGATCGACACGATGGAGTCCTGCAGGAGCTCGCTCGCAATCGTCACCGCACCCGTCACCTTCTTCGCCGTCAGCGTCACCTGGTTGCTGGTAGGATCGCTCGGCGTGATGGCCGAGTTCTCGTCGATCCAGTACGCGGTCGCGCCGGCAGTCCGACGCGGGAACAGCAGCACGTCGCTCGGCATCACCACGTTGGTGGCGTTCTGAGCGAAGGCCGAGTACTGGTCCACGAGCCGGATGACGGTCGAGGAGAGAACGTCGGGCACGAAGGCCGCACCCGTGGTGCTGCCGGTCGAGCCCTGGGCGCGAGCCTCGATGCCGTGATCCTGGCACCACCGCTTGGCTTCGGCGTCGCCGCTCTTGCTCTTGAACCACATGCCCACCG